GATTTTACCCGCAGTGCCTTCTGCATTTGTACCAACGTTACTCATTCTTGATTTGTTTAATGGTCTTCCCATTTGTTTTCTCCTTTGTTTAGGAGTCCAATGCTGGTTCTACCAGCTACGCGGTGGTTATCCGCATAAGTCCCCACACCATTGTGGAGCACAATTTGAACTGCTCTTATTTATTGAGATTTGTAGAGAATTAAGTGATGTGATAAAAGGGCGATGCACGTCTACACCGCCCCCAGTTACTACTACATCAATTACTTCTTGTTGTAGATGCCGTATAGAACATAGATTGCTACTAGTCCCACAAGACCTTCTGCTGAGAAGCCTTTGATGATCGCGGTGATCGTACCAATGATACTGCCAGTAGACAAGAACGGTATTGCTTGTCCTTTGAACAGAATCTCTAACACGATTCCAAGGGCGATTAGGCTCACACCCACTTCTGCAAGTGTTGCGGCCCACGCTTTTACTTGTTTCAAGATATCCATATCGTGGATCTCCTTTCACATTGTTGCGAACATAATTGTCCGCAGGAATATTTAAATGGTATCTGTATAAGTTAAAACTCTAGATTTGTTTTGCGGATCGTATGATGGTGAAATATTTTGGTTATATGAGTATAGAATAATCTTCAGTCACAAAAAAAGGCGCCATTTCTGACGCCTTTTTTCGAAATTCTCTAATCTTACGATTATTTGAATTTTAAAGTTGTAGTGTCTACTGTTACTGTACCTAAGTAGTCTTGTGCATTACCAAGAGATGACGCAGTGTTTGATAACTCTACGTAACCGTATCTTGTTAAGAAGCCTACTACTGGTTCAAAAGTAGATGGGTCTAATACAACGCCAGATGACATCAACGGTATGTATGGACAATAGAACGCAGCAGCATCAGCTTCTGACGATCCTTTGTAACCAATTAATACTGAAGTGTTGTCAGCAGCGTAAGCATTAACGTACACTCTCATAGCTGAGTTTAAAGTTCCAACAAACTTAGTGTTAGATGGAGCTTCGAACGTACCCTCAGTCGATCTTGCGAAAGCTGAAGTTGTAGCTGATTGAAGTATAGTTAAAGCAGTTGGTGATACAACCGCCCAGTTACCTGCACCTCTTCTAGTTCTTTGTGCAATTGTGTTAGCAACTCTGTTGATCAAGATTGCAAGTGCCGCATGCTCATCGCCTACGAAAGTTGCAGTTCCAGAAACAGCTGATTGGTCGAATGCTTGCTGGTTAGCAGATCCTGCCAATGTTAATAACGAACCGATGATTTCTTGGTCGATTTCAGCAGTAATTTCTTGTGCTAAAGCGGCCATGATTTCAGCTTCGATATCGATACCTTGCTGTGCCTGAGCGTCTTGAGCAGCTTCAAAAGTCCATCTTGCAGATAGTTTTCTTGATTTTGCTTCAACAGCTTGTTTTAAGATCTGGATGCTTAATTTTTTTCCAGGAGTTCCTTCTAGAGCAGCAGTGTTTGCAGCTTTAGTGTCGGAATTGTTTCCTGAATAAGCTTCAGCGATCTTGAATGGAGATAATGCTTCTTCACCAGCGGTGTTAGTTGTTGTTCCGCTACCTGCTTCAGCATATCTGATTCTTAAAGTGTGGATTTGTCCCACTGGACCAGTCATAGGCTGTACACCAACTAACTCGTTAGCGATAACGGTTGGAAGTACTCGTCTAATTACTGGAAGTATTACTCTGTTTAATGTAGCAACGTTGCCGGCACTTGTAGCACCTGCAGAAGCAGACTCAGATAATGCTCTTCTAGTATTTTCTAGAACAACATCTAAAGTCTTTTTCTTGTTACCAGTTAAACCTTCGGTTAATGCGGCTTTCGTTTCGCCCCATTTTGATTCAAATAGTTCTGACATTTGATCGTTTCCCTTTTTGTTTATGGTTATATACCCGCTAATTTACGGATATTGGTTAAATCAGCATCTTCTCTTTGTGATCTGTCACCTTTAGCTTCAGAAATTACTTTCTTAGCAGCGGTTACAGTTGACTTATCGTCCATCACTGGAGCAAGATACTTAGTGTAAGCAGATTTTAAATCTTTTGTTTGAACTGATTCAAGCAATTGATTCATAACGTCTGCTTTGTCTTTGCTCAATGGTTTGAGCAACTCAGCCATCGTTTCCTTGCGTTCCATCAAATCTTTGGATCTAGCAATTTCTTGCTCCTTAGATTCAATCACCGCTTGTTTCTCTTCGATGGATTTCTTGGCTTCGCTTATTTTTAACATCTGCTCATCGACTACTTTTAATAGTCTAGCAGTTTCACTCTTCTCATTTAAGTAAGAAGATTGATATTCAGAAGCGAATGCTTCGAAAACTTTTTTACCAAAGTTAATTTGTCTAGCAGCAGTAATGTCTTCTTTTAATTGAGTTAATTCTTCACCCAATTTTTTAGTAACTGCGTCTTCAACCACTTTGGCAGATTTAGTAATAAAAGCTTCTTTCAATTTTTTCATTTGAGCTTTAGCTTCTTTTACTAATTTAACTTTGGTTTCCACAACGTCTTGTTTGTCTGTGTGGAATTCTTTGATTTCTTTAGCAAGAGCGTTTACTACAAATTCTTCTAATTTAGAGAAGTTTTCGTGTACACTCTTTCTGTCAACATTAAGCTCGTTAAGCTCTTCTGCTAATTTGTTCATTACAAATGATTCTAATTTTGCAGAGTGTTTGCCTACGTTTTCTTTGTATGTTGTTTTTTCCATTGCAAGTGCTTTTCTGTCTTCAACGAACTTAGTGATTTCTTCACTTAACTTAGCAGTCATCATCTTGTCGATGGCTTCTACCATGTTATTTTTATCGTGCTCGTATCTCTTAGCGAATTCTTCTCTAAGTTCAGCAGCAGCTTGTTCTTTATTTTCTTTAACTTTGTTTTCCCATGCTTCTTGGATAGTCTTTTGAGTTTCTTCTCCAATAACGCCTGATTCAACCAGTTTTGATATTGCGTCGAACATTATTTTAGGTCCTTTATTATGTTGGTTAGTGCCTCTTTAAGGTACTTTTGTGCTTTTTTATCATCTCTAATCTCAGCAGCCAGACCCATTGCTTTATTTCCGCCCTTTGTATTCAACAAATGTTCGTAAATTGCAGTTGGGTAAGCACCCGGTGCTGAAGGTTGTGCCACTACGTCCACTGTTATAATCTCGAAATCACTAACTTGTCCTCCACCGTATTCTGAAACGTTTCCAGAACCTCGGCTTGATACACCTAGTTTAACTCCAGACTCTAACATAGTTTTCACTAGTTGGCCCATTGGTGTTGGCAGGATTTTCATCTTGCCGTATCCATTTGGACCGTCCATCCACATATCAGTAATCATGTGGCTAACACGGTCCAAATTAATTTTTAGATCATCGGGGTGGTCTACTTCTCCCAGAACAGAATAACCTGATGTGATCTGATCATTAAGAGTTTTTACTGCTTTTTGAATTTCAGTAATTGGGTAAACTCTCTGATTAGCATTCTTAATGCCGCCTTGGATGCAAATCCCCTTCATATAAAGGTCTTTGCCTTCCTTGCCCTCGTGCAAGACTTCCATCCTAGCCTGATCGTAGGTTAAATGTTCTCTTAGGTATAGTCCCATCTTCGCTCCCTGTTCTCTTTTCTATTGCTTACTTCTTAGCAGCAACGATTGGAGATTTAGCAGACTTATCTGAACCGTCTTTATTGTCGGCTTTTACTTCTTTTTTGAAAGAAGTTGATTTGTCTTTTCCACCAGTGTTTTCGAAACTAGTTTCGATTTTTTTAGCAGTTGGAGCAGTAGCGCCTTTTTCTTCTTTGCTACCTTGTGCTATGTTTTTAGCACCTTGTCCAAATTTAGTTCCTGCATCAACGATTGGTGATTTTGCTGATTTGTCTGAAGCATCTTTGTTGTCAGCTGATTTCTGGATCTTGTATTCTTTTACAGTTTCCTTCTTCATCTCTTCTTTAGCTTCTTGAGCTACTGGTGCTACAGCTACTTCAGCTTGAGCATCTTGAGCAACAGCTACTGATTCTTCTGATTTTTCTTCTTCAGAACCTTCTTCGCCGTTTAACATTTTTTCGAATTCTGCTTTTAATTCTTCTAAAGCATCTTCCAAGTCAACGATTTTGTTTTCGATTCCAGCGTCAGCTTGTGCATCATCAGCAGCTGGTTCTTCACCATTTGCTTCTGCACCGTGTTCTGCATCGCCTTTTTCGTCAGCTGAAACGTCAGCAATTAAATCATCAGTAGCATCGCCACCAACTTCTTCAATTGATTCTTCTTCTTTATTTGCGCTGTCGATTTCAACAGTTTCGTCAACTGATTCGTCTTTTGAATCTGTTTTTTCTGTTTCTTTTACTGTTTCTTCTGCTTTCGCTTCAGATTTTTCAGTTTCTTTAACTTCTTCTTTAGACTCTTCTTTAGTTTCAGCTTCTGCTAAACCTTCATAGATGTCTCTAGATTTTTCCACAACGATTTCATGAAATAGCGCCTGCGCTTTATCATTCTCTTCGTTAATTAATAATTCAAGCAATTGCTCAAATTTGTTTGTTGATTGTGTCATTGCACGTGCTCCTTATTGGCAAGTTGTTTTTATACTTTATAAAGTGTATTATTTAAGCAACCGGCGAAATAAAGCGGTACTTTTGGGTCAAAAATGGTGGTTTTTGACTAATTCTGTCTCTGTATATTATGTATACGTAAAAACTCATCAATATCTAGGTGTTTAAAGTTCTCATTAAACTCCAAATCGTGCGGTTTGAACGCATTTTTAGGTACTACACGGAAAAATTGTATGTGTCGATAATCTGTCAGCACTCTTTTTGTTTGGTTCATCCAATTGCCATAATAAGTGGCCTCATCTTTGCTTTTTTTATAGTTACGAGTGTCTTTGAATACATTATTAAAGTAGAAGCTGTTCTTGCTGCCATCTCGAGGATGTCCTCGATAATCAAATCCCAGTATATAAATTTTAGTAAATTTTTTATCTGCTGCCATTTTTAGAGCTGTGGGTCCTGAACTCCATCCTAGGCTAGGTTGAAACCATTTCACGTGATTCTTAGCATTCTCGTTTTTTGAATATTGATGATTGTAATTGCTCCATACTTCGTGTGTTTTAGGATATTCTGTTTCCGCTATCTCTAGAATCATTTTAGGGTCTACTGCTATGAGATAATCTGGCTCTTCGGTTCTATACACACCATTACAAGCAAAAACAGTGCCGTGTTTCTTCAAATCTGCAATCTGTATGCCTTTGCGTGATTCTCCGTTGCCCAGTACGAAAGCTGTGTTGGACATTATATTAAAGTGATAGGTTATCTTCGGCTGCTGCTGGTTGACCGTACATCTTTTGAACAAACTCGGCTTGTTCTCTTTGATCTTGATCGTGTGCTTCGCTAGCAAGTCGCATTTTGTTAATATCTCGCAGTTTTAAACGAGTTTTACGAGTATCATCAGAATCTAATATAGAAATATCATCTTCTGCATTATAGTTTTTGTTTTGTTCAAACCCTTGTGGAGTATATGACCACATCTCTTTTAAGTACATAATGTTATTTATTGTATTAAACTGTAGAGTTCTGGAAATGTTTTTTCAAACTTTTCCCCACGTTTTCCGTCGACAGTTGTAAGTTTATACATTAATTTCTCTTTCCAATCAGTAATAACATAGTTTTGGTTGTTCATATAGTCCAAAGCAACTGTTATTTCTTTACTTTTTATATGGTTTTTAAATTTATTGTTAATTTTTTCCTTAATTGCTTGTGGTATTCTTTGTACATCAAACTCTGTGGGCTCGTGCAGTATGTTAATGTGCCAAAAGTCTAGTTTTAATTCTTTAACAAATTGCTCAATTTCGTTAAGATACAATATATTCATAACATTTATTGTGGTACAAATCTGTATAGAAAGGTTATTCATCCCAGCATTCTTTATTTTATAGATATTTTCTTTAACATCTTTCCACACAGCAGGGTGTCTTTGGTATTCAAATCTAGATTCCACATCATCAATACTAAATGCTAGCTCAATTCTTTTAAAATTAGGCCATATATTTTTTATTGCATTTTCTGGATACACTGTGCCGTTGGTATTATAATGCACCTCTATCTTAGAAGCAGATCCTGCATCTATACACTTTTTTAATACGGCAAATTGTTCTTCAATTAATAGAGGTTCTCCGCCTGTGAATTCAAAAAATCTAATATTTTCTAATACTGAATCTAAATCCTCAAAATATTTTACAGATTGTCTAGGCCACTGTCCTAATTGATTAATTTTTTTGAGACGTTCAATTGCTGTAGGATTGTTTTTATTTTCTTTTATCTTTTCATTGGACCATTGAGAACTAGAAATTTCATTACATATTCTGCATTTTAAATTACAGATATTACCCAAACGCATGGTTAGCTCATATAGAGTGTTTATGTTTTTTTCGATATTATATTTTCCTAATAGATTGAAATTTGGTTTCTCCCAGATGTGCATTCTTTGTGATTTTTTTCCAGCTAATTCCTCTTTCCAGCATGCTTCGCACTGTTTGGGTTTGCCTCCCAACAGAAATTCCTGTCTAAGATTGTTCATGTAATTAGAATTTATAACATCATTAATAGTACTGTTATGTACAGAGAGATTGTTGCCTTGATCGTCTTTTATAGGTTCGTTGTATATGCAACAAGGCCTAAATTCTCCCATAGGATTTACATCCAAAGAAGTCCACGGTCTATGGCAAATATATTCTTGTTGATATTTTTTTATTTCGGTCATTTACTGTATTATTTTATACAGTAGCCCCGCCGCCTGGTGTAGTTCCTGGTGTTCCGCCTGCAGGTGGTGTGCTGCCCGGTCCTACTGGTGCTGAACCCGGTGCTGCTGCTCCTTCTTCAGGAGTTGGATTTTCAAACTGATCTAAATCAGATTGTACTCCTGCTTGACTAATACCGCCTGTTCTTAATTGAGTGGTTTTTGTTTGTTTTTTCTGTGCTACTGCATTCTCTTCAGCCCATAGTGTGCTGTTATGTGCCATTTCTTCTTCTGAAAGTCCTAAGAATCTTTTTAGGGCAAAACGTTTGCTGATGTAAGGTAACTCTGCTACCTGCACAAATGTGCCCACTCGACTTTGATCCATTTCTGTCTGTCTGTATTGTGCAAAGTTTTGTGGTGGATTGAATTTGATCTCAAATGTGCTGTTATCGATACTGTAACCTTTGTCTTTGATCCATAATTTAAACTCTTCATCAAACACTGGAGCAATTAAACTCTGTAATCTTTCGCAATATTTGTTGAATCTTAATTCTTGAATGTATGCCGTGCCCACTCGACCATCGTTGTATTGTTGAGCTCCATCATCAGCACCTGTAGGCAAATATGAACTTGGAATTCTTAAACCTCTGTACAATTTGTTAGTGAAATATCTTAAATCGTCAATCTCTCCAAGGTTTGTTCCGCCTGGCAGTGTGTCCACTTTAGATCCTCTACCTTCTGCTGTTTGAGGAAAGAAGTAATCTTCGTTGATACTCATTGGGTTATATGTGGCGTCGATATAACTCATTCCGCCGGATGTGCTTGGAATTCTTCTCTGATTAATCTCGTTTTTAACTCGCTCAACAAATTGCATCGCCAAGTGTGTTGGCATGTTACCCACATCGATATAGAATACTCTTCGTTCTGGTGCTCTCTGTACTCGATAGATGATGATTGCGTCTTCTAATAATTCTTTTTGTTTGTAAACTTTGAATACCTGTTCCAGCACTGATTGACCAAATGGGAATAGATTGTCCATGCCATCTGATAGACTCATGTGTACCACATGCTCGGCATTGATAGCATACTGATTCATAGTTCTGTAGAATCTTCCGCCCGATCCTCCAGTTGGATAGCTAGTGTTTAATCCTGTGCCAGCACCTGCATAGTTCTGTTGATATGGTCCTGTGCCTGTACCACCATACAATTGATTTGGTGCAATCTGTGTGGCAGATAATTTTTGTAGATTAGGATTAATGTCCCTAATAATATATTGTTCTGGTACTTTGCCTTCAGATTCATTAACAATGATTCTGTCAATCTTGGCTGGATCCATGTACAACCATTTGTCGGTTTCTGGATCTCTCACAAAGAAACAATCTCCGTATTTTAAACAGTTTCTAAAAATACGAAACAGTCTTCTGCTGAATCTGTTAGACTTGGTCCACTGTTGTAGAGCTTTTTTTAAAAGTTTAACCTCGGTTTCTGTAACATCGTCTTTGAATAATAAATCAAACGGTGTTTCGTTTTCTTCGTTGCTCTGTGTACAAAATTCTGCAAGAATATCCAGAGCTGCATTGATCTCTGAATCGTTATCCATTTGATCGTATTGAAAATATCTCTGTATTCTGTTTGGATGTCCTGTGTAAACATCGGGTAGATAAGATGAATAATTTCTTTTTGCGAAATTAGGTACTTTATCTCCACTTATGGGTGATCCCAACGGTTCTTTGAAATATTTTTTCCAACTCATATTCTATCACTCATTATACTATAGAAGGACCCACTTTATCAACCACTTTGGATGTTTTTTTGGTATTCTTCTCTGTAGCCATTGCTATTGCTACTTGCTTATTTAATAGAGCATTGGTAGCTTTGGTAGCTTCTAATAGCTCTTTTGCTGTTTGGTTATATTCAGCCATGTGCTGAGTTTGTCCAGCATCTGGTCCAGATTTGTTGTAATCAACAGTTTCTTGAGCATTTAAAACTCTTTCACCTGCATGTACTTTTAACATACTGGTTTTTGCTTCGAATGGTAATCCAGTTTCCCCTAGTGTGCCTGTGGCTCTAGAATTAATTAAATCAGGACCGAAAGTAGATCCTAACATATATCCTAATGCTCCTCCTACTAACGTTCCTACACCAGGAATTATTGAACCTATTGCAGCTCCAAGAGCAGCTCCACCAGCTCCTCCGGCTAATCCAGCTTTACCTGCTTTTTGTTTTTCTGGATCATCTGAAAATGCATTGCTTATATCTCCAACTGCAGATAAACCCCCTCCTACTACAGGAATAGCTCTGGCACCAATGCTAGCTGCTCTTCCCATTTTTTCTCCCTTGCCTCCAAAAAATCCGGAACCTCCTCCTCCTAATCCCGAACCAGGACCTACTCCTGATGCTTTCAATGCTCCATAGGTTCCTGAATATACTATCGCAATTTGTGTGGCTTTATCATATATCCATTTGCTTAACGTGGTTCCTACATGTAATAATGCTTTAATAGGAGTTGGAAGAGCATTTAGACCCGTAGATAACTCTTTAATACCCGAGCTAAGACCGCTGGTTCCTTTGCCTATGATATCTCCAAAGAATGCATAGAATCCTGTTTCAAGACTTTGGAAACCTGCACTTAATCTTTTAGAAGCATCTTGAAATTGTGTTAGAGAAACAGTTAGAGCGTTCTGTCTTTTGACAGCTTCTTCGGTTACTGCATTCTCGTCCAATTTAGCTGTGGCCAATTTGGTAACTTCTCCGTACAACCTAGCAAAATCCACAGTGCCGGTTTGAGCTATAGCTCTATTAACCTCGGTTGATCTTTTAGAAGCATCTCTCAATTGCACCATAGCCTCTGTAGTGGACAATGTACCATCTGTTAATTGTTTTACAATTGCGGTAGCATCTGGTATGTTCTGTATCAATGATCGTGATGCTGCTGTAACTGGTACGCCTGCATTCGCTATTAAATCTTGGAATCCTTCTGCTAGCCCTGGAGCCAACCCGCCAACCGATGCTGCAAAAGATTGTAATCGTTGTCTGGTTTCATCTGTTTGTGATCCTAAAAATGCTAAGAATCTCTCATTATTCAATTGAGACTCCATTCCTTTTAATAATGCACTTCTCTGTTGACCTGTTAATTTAGACAGTTTGTCTAATTCTAATGCTAAAGATCTAGCTGACTCTATTTGTTGTTGATCTGCACCTTCGATAAAAATTCCAGCTCTTCTTTGTAGTGTAAGATTTGTTAATAATGTATCATTAATTTCATCAACAGTAAAACCCAACGGTGCTAATACATCAATGTTGGTTCTTCTAAATTGCTCACTGAGTTTTGAAAATTGTACAGCTCCTTGTGTAGTGCTGCCAAATAACGCTGCTAGATTTTGACTATTATCTTTTACTAATTTTGCAAAATCTTCTAAAGGTAATCCTGCAGATGCTGCAGTCTCTCTTAGAGTAACAAGATTCTGACCGAACGATGCTCCTACGGAACTCAATGTTCGATATATGTCAACATTTGATTGTAAATTTGTTCCTACACTAGAAATAGCATTACCAAATCCTCCTAGTCTTCCTTGGAATGCTGATGTATAATCATCAATTCTACCAGATCCAGTCTCAACGGCTTTTCCTAAACGTCCTAGTGTTTCTGAAACGGCTTTATGCTGTTCTGATGCTTTAAGTGCTTGCTCTGTGTTGAGTCCGATTGCTCTGTAATTTTTATAGAATCCAGCTTCTAAATCTTGTGAAGCTTTAGCTAATTTTTCTTGTGATTTGGATACTTTATCTATAGTGTCTATATAATCTTCTTGCTCTTTGTTAGTAAGTTGTAAATTTTTTATATTGGCTTTTAGTTCTTTGGCTTGTTGAGCAATAACTCTTGGATCCATGCCAGCTTTTTTAAGTTGGCCTACAGCCTGCCGTAGACTATCCGCAGCGGCTTTATTAGTTTTTTCTAGTCTTTCTAGAATCGCCTTAATTTCCTGCTCGTCCATGCTTTAAAAACCCCTAAAATATGCCCATATAAATATAGACAGGCACACATATTATAGTGTATATTTATAGAATACAAAAATGACAGAAAACACAAACCCGTTAAAACGCTACTACAGACAACCGCAAATCAGTATACAGTTGCCCAGTAGAGAGAAATATTACCCTGCAACTGTGGTGCAAAAGACTACCACAGGCGAGCACCCTGTGTTGCCTATGACTGCTATGGATGAATTAGCATTCCGCACTCCAGACAGCATGATGAGTGGACAAGCCACTGTGGACGTTATTCGTAGTTGTATTCCTACAATCGTAGATCCATGGCAACTGGTGAATTATGATATCGACACTGTGTTGATTGCTATTAGAATTGCAAGTTATGGTGAGACAATGGATGTAACTTCATCTGTACCAGGAATTAACGAATCAATAACTCATACTGTGAATTTACCGCAGATGTTGGAACAGATAAGAAAAGATCAAATCACAGATCAATGCACTCTACAAGATGGTTTAACTGTGCAGGTTAGTCCATTAACCTACAAACAAATTACAGAATCGCAATTAAAAACATTTGAGCAACAGAGAATCTATGCACAAGTATCGCAAAGCGAAATGACAGCAGAAGAAAAAACTCGAAGATTCACAGAGAGTTTCCGAATATTGAGTGATCTTAACATGAGTTTGTTAGTGAGCAACATACAAAAAATTACTCTACCGTCTGGAGAATCAGTGACTGATAGAACACAAATTCGTGAATTTATACAGAATGCTGATGCTAAAACAATCAAAGATTTAGAAAACAAATTAGCAGACATAAGACAGCAAGGTTCTATTAAGCCAGTTAAAATTAAAGCTTCAGAAGAGCAAATTAAAGCAGGTGCTCCTGCCTCTTACGAAGTGCCTATCACTTTTGATAACGCAAATTTTTTCGTATAAAACTACTCACACTCTCGGAATCTGACATTATAAAATATTTGAAAGATCTCGACAACGAAGGTAAAAGTATCAAACACGAATTATTAAAAATCTGCTGGTACATGCGAGGTGGAGTGACTTACCAAGAAGCTCTGCACATGAGTGCCAGTGAAAGAACCATTGTGGCAGACATTGTGAAAGACAATCTAGAGACCACCAAGAAAACCGGACAACCATTCTTTTAAAAAATGCAAGCCACAGAATACATAACACGCTGGATGAAAGAGTTTGTGGAGGTAGAACATCCTGTGTTTGCAGGATTACCGGCATGTCCGTATGCTCGCCAAGCTCGACTGCAAGGACGAGTGCGAATGATACACATGACCTCAGCAGAACCTGACAGCAATTGCTGGCAGCACATTGAGAATACTGATTTTGATAAGACCGACGCACTGGTGCTGATACTGGATCCCAAGCGATGGACTTTAAAATACACACACGATGTGGTAGGTCAATTAAACTCTGTGTTCATGCCAAAGGATGTGGTGGTATTGGAAGATCATCCTCGTCAAAAAGAAGAGATCCATGGAGTGACAGTGAACAACGGTCGCTATATTCTATTGCTATGTCAACGTCTCAGCACACTGAATCGATTCTCAGAAATATTGAAAAAGAAAGGCTACTATGATCAGTGGTCTAAAAAGAATATTGCTGATGTGGTTACTTGGCGCCTAGGTCAGCGATCCGAGTAATTTCACTGTCTCTGTTACAGGCCTGTCGATACTGCTCCACATTCTTGCTCCACTTCTGACCAGTCCACCACTGAAATCCCGGAATCGAACTCTTGTAAATGGAACTCTTCTCATAGCCTGGCCCTAGGTAGAGATAACGACAGTGTTTGGCTGCTGCCCATTCGATCTCCATCTCCAGTGATATCATGCCGATGTCTTCGGTATTGCAGTGCATGTGAGTCTCAATGCCGGTCATATAGGGCACATCGTCGTTGAAATTTTCATCGTTTACATCATCCTGCCAGCGATACTTTTTAATTTTTGTAAAACCAATCATGTTGCTGACATCATCGATGTAGTATACCAGGAAGCTGTCTCGCTGATGTATGTGTCGCAGTGGATTGTAGAGGTCGCGATAGCCTTTCTTCTTTAGGAAAGAGTGATAGAGAGTTTCCATGCCGGTCAACTTCAACATGCTGTCCACTGGACGTATCTCCAGCATCTGTATGGGTTGGCCGCGCACCTCTTTTTTGCGCGGTTTTTTTAACAGGCCTGGTTTTAATTCTATACGAGTGCTGCGCGACTGATACCAGCATTCATGACCCTGATAAGGAGTGTCATCTGCTAGCCATCCCTGCTCTAATGGATCGTCTTCCTCATTGCCATCTAGATATGCACGCAATCGAAAATGTTGAAAATCCTGCTGTTCCTGTTTGCCGGTAATGTGATCGAATATTAATTCCATGTGTGATATTTAAACACTCTGATAGATGTGCTCTGCACATCTGAAACTCGCTTGCGCTCGTTTCGTTTGTCTCCTATGTGATTGTAAGCATGATGCGTAGCATCGTGCGTCGTATGTGGTAGATGAGCAGTCGTAATTCAGCTGTTTCCAGCTGAATCAACTTGAACTAACGCATGTGGTGAGTTCGCAGTCTCCATACATCGCTGCTGTCGCCGGGCGGTTGTGCTGTACCCGTTAGCTCATTCATTACAACGCGAGCCTGTGCGATCTTTGTATGATAATCTCGCACGGACCTGGAGTTGGATCTGTTTCCCAGAGCTCCATCATTTTTGCCTGTTGCGTCGAGTGATTCGCCGCCCACGCTAATGGGAGTAGTTCACTGTTTTACCAAAGACGCTATAGAGCCTATTGAAATTTTTTTTGATTTTAAAGTGCCTGTTTCATGTGTATATAATATGCGTATATTATTCTGGAGTGATTCTTGAGTTTAAATATGGACATGCAGTGGATTTACAAAAATGAACCAGTGGAACAATTACCAGAAGATTGTGTGGGATTTGTGTATCTTATTACCAACACAGTGTCCGGCAGAATGTATGTGGGAAAGAAATTGGCTCGATTCAAAACTACGCGATATAAAATGCACACGCAAAAAAACGGAAAAAAAGTACGCAAAAAAATTAGAGGCGCTGTAGCCAGCGATTGGCAGGACTACTACGGCAGCAGTGATCAACTGAATAAAGACGTAGAATCTTTAGGACGAGATCAGTTTCGCAGAGAAATACTTTATTATTGTCGCAGTAAAGCAGAATGCAATTACATAGAAGCTCGTGAACAGTTTGCAAGGAAGGTACTAGAATCAGATCAATACTATAACGGACACATACGAGTGCGAGTACACGGATCGCTTATTATAGGTAAAGATGTATGAAACAATATGGCACACCTAGAATCATAGGCGAGTTAAAAACTGTGGGTGGATATGAAGACGCATTTCAAGCACAAATATTATTTGAAGGCTGGTTAGCACATTTCCCCCATGTGCAAGAACTATATTTAAAGAATCTCTGTGATATTGCTTTTGAGAAGGATAAGATTGTGGTACGAGCAAAATTTACCGATAGAGAATGGACACTGTGGTGTTTGAAACATTCAACGCCTGTAGCAAGGCGATGGGTTGGATCATAAAAAAAGCCTGCACACTTTCATGCACAGGCTTTTTAAATTCCGTTATACTAAATTAAGCTGCGTTTTTTTCAGCGTTTTTAGTTTCTTGGATTTCTTTTCTTCTAGCTTTAATCAGCTTGCCAAGTTCTGCTAGAGCTTTTCTAGCTCTTGTTGCTGATGCTTTAATTCCCTTTTCAGTGAATTTTTGGTTCTCTTCAGAGTACGTCTGAATAGCTGCCATTATTGAGTCATGTGTATTTGACATTTTTTATGCTCCTTTGTTAGATGCTAATTAATTAACACATGTATAATTCTAGCGTAGACTTCGTGGTCAAGTCAATACAAAAAACGCCTTTGGTAAACTTAAATGGTTTAATTTACCAAGAATATCAGGACTTTTTTGATGATATCTGGTTGGAAAAATTACAGATAGATACAAAATCTATAAGATTAGAAAAACTTACCAATCAGGAAACTAAAAAAAGAGCTAGAGTACATTATGAAGAAAAAATTAGCAAAGAGTTGAATATATTTTTTAGAAATAATAAAATAACAAATTGTTTAGAAGATATATTCATGACCAAACTTACACCAAATTCATCAGACATCTGGATAGATTATCCTGGTTATAGCTTTAAACCACACACAGATGATCCTAGTATAAAATTAGCTTTACAAATTTATATAGGTGAAGGAAATCATCCAGGAACGACATTATTTTCTTCTCCAGAGCTTACAGAATTAAAAGGTAACAATATAGCTATTGCAGAAAGGGTGTCTGATAATAATAAGATTTATGAAATAAAATATAAAAAGAATAAAGGGTATGGATTACTTAATAATGAAATGAGCTGCCATGGAGTGTCTCCTGTAACCGAAGGCGAAAGAATTAGTGTATATGCAAGATATCAATAATATGAATACATTAGGAAAAATAAAAAATTATTCGCAAATTAATCCATTAAAAGAAATATGGATAGGAGATACATACCCAGAAACTTTTTATAATCATTTTGATAATAAAACACAGGATATTTTTTCTAAAATTACTGAAATGACAAAAAAAGAATTAAACAATATTTGTAAGATATTAAAAAAACTTAATGTAAATGTTGTAAGACCACAATTTAATAGCATAGTTGACCGTTATATGGATGCTAGAGAAAATTTAATAAAACCTCCAATGTGTCCAGCCGACTGGGCCATGACAATAGATGATACATTATATATAAATCCTCAATATTATTCAGGAGTTGAACCATTTCAACACGCTATAGATTCTTATAGAGCTAATAATCAAAAAGTAGTAATAATAGACAGATCAAAAAATCCCATGGCCTGGGTAAATTTTCCTTGTGTTGTAAGAATGGGCAAAGATATATTCATAGACTACGATCCTAGTAGACCCGAATTTAAAAAAAACAATCTTATAATAGCAGAACAATTATCAAATACTCACAGAGTACATGTTTCAAACACAGGAGATCATAGCGACGGGGTGTTTTGTCCATTAAAAGATAAGCAAATATTATCGAGTTTTTATAAAACAAGATATGAAAAAAGTTTTCCAGAATGGAATATAACATTTTTAGATGATCGTCCTATAAGACGTAATAGCGGACCTAGCCATAATAATAATTGGTGGTTGCCAGGAGCTCATTATGCAAACTATAATAATGAGATTATCAAAGTTGCTGAAAACTGGTTAGGAAACCCGTGGGAAACAATATTCAGTGTGAATTGTATTCTAGTAGATGAAAAAAACATACTAGTAATTAAAGAAGATGAAAAAATATTTAAACATTTAGAAAATATAGGAATGACTCCTCATCACGCAAATTTTGACATGTGTTATTTTTGGGATAGCGGATTACATTGTTTAAGCTCAGACGTTTACAGAGAAGGAACAACACCAGATTATTGGCCAAATAGAGGAGCCAACGGGGTGTATTTTATAGATGAATAACGGATTAACAGAAACTTTATACCCAATTTCAGATTCCTTTATAAAAGGACTTAAAGAACAGTGGTATTCATTGAAACAAGAAAACCCAAGCAAGCAACAGTTTATAGATAGAGCAGATGAATGGTTTAAATCTACTAAATTAAATCTTTTATCAGGGTGGGAGGCATTTCCTTGTAAAGATATTATTATTGGTTGTACAAATTTTATAGAATCAATATGTTTAAAATATTCGTGGAATATACAAATACTACCAGGAGAATATAGTTACTATTCTATAATGGGATTACAACCAACCAACTATGGAGAATTAAAACCAAACGTTCCTTTATTAGTCAGTGTGCCAGGGTGGAAATATTGTGATATAGACCCGCACTGGGATGAATTATTAAAAGAATGTGAACAAAAAAATATAGATATACACGTGGATGGGTGTTGGTTCCAATCAGCTAAAGGACTTGAATTTAATTTTGATCACCCAAATATTAAAAGTTTTGCTATGAGTATGTCAAAAGGATTAGATTTAACGTGGAATAGAATTGGATTAAGATGGTCGCGACAAAGAACAATGGATTCGATTACATTATTAAATCATACTAATATGTACAATGAAAATTTAACAGCATGTGGATATTTTCTTATGAATAATATTGAAAAAGATTATGCTTGGAAAAAATACGGACAAGAACATTTAAATTTAGCTAATAAATTTAATATGATTCCTACAAATAGTATACATGTCATTAGAGACAAAGACAATAAATTATTTGGAATTGGAAAAATTTTAAGTACTTAATTATATAACAATGTCTACGTCATTAGCGTAGCTTGTAAATCCGTTTTCTTTCACTACTTTCAATACAGAATTTACTCGAGATACTAATTCGTCTTTGTGCGATATTAAGAATATATTTTTTGATTGTGTTCTACTCATCTCTTTTAACACAGCCATTGAGCTCTCCACACCAGATACGTCCATACCAGCATCAATTAACTCATCTATAAACAATAAGTTGATCTGTTGATAAAGTCCTTCCCACACATCTCGGAATGCCCAGCTCAAACTCAGTATTAATCGATTTCTTTCGCCTCGACTTAAATTATCAAAGTCTAACTCTCTGCCTAGCTCTTCAATTCTCACATTTAAGTCAGATAAGAATACCACTGTGTGAGGTAATTTAACCTGTGTTAGATAGAATGCTAATCTTTGATTAAGATAAGTTAAGTTTTGTTCTATAATCCTAGTTCTTATAAACGAATCCTTAGCAGTTAATAGTTTATACAAGAATTCTTGATGTCTATATAAGTCTTCCATTTCATTTGCTTTGATGTAATCTATTTTTTGCACTGCTGTTTTGGTTAATTCGTCGATCTGTTCTTGATATGGATTCTCTTTTGCACGAGTTTGTTCTAATTGTCGTTTTAAGTCTTCCACAGAACCTTTGTGATTATATGCTTCATCGATAGAATCATAATATGTGTCAGGCACAGAGCCTAGATCTCCAATAGCTTCTATGTTACTCTGTATTTCTTTTAATTTTGCGGATAATGTTTGTTCATACAGAGTTTGTTCCTCAAGATCTTTTTTAAGCTCGTCCACAAGATGCTGGTGTTTCTCTCCGTGTAAGTCTTGTTCACAGGTAGGACACGTGGCTTTTTCAGCATATTCTAAATCTTTTACAGTTTGTTCTTTTTGTTTAGTGGCTTTGGTTAAAGAATCTTCATGGTAACTCTTCTCTTTTTCTAAGTTTCTTAGAGTTTTAGAATCGTCTGTGTGTTTGGCTAATCGTTTATGAGATTCTAATTCTGTTTGGATATCCACTCGCTCTAATTCTTCTATGGCAGATTCAAATTTTGCAATATCTTGATTTTTTTGTGTTTGCCACGCAGCACTTCTTAATTCAAATGTTTTAATAGACTCTTCTACTTTTTTATTACTAACCAGAATAGCATCCAGTCGCATTTTTTCTTCAGATAATTCCTGTTTAGCCACTCGCATTTGTTCTTTTAATAGCTCTGCCTTCTCACTTAGTAGAGTTATACCCAATAACTGTTCTATAATCTCTCTCTGTTCGGCTTGTTTGGTTGCTAAGAATGGTTGCGTGTACGTGTTAAGAGCTATGATATTCTTAAACATAGCATGAGTCATGCCAATTAACTTATTAATCTCTTCTTGTGTCTCTCTGTTCTCTCCCTGTGCTTCATTGTTATCTTCAGTGCCATCTGCTCCTGAGTTTTGTTCCACTTCATTAATAAAGAACTTCAATACCTGTGGTTTTCTACCTCGCTCAATCTTATAGTTTACACCGTTCTTCTCAAAATTCACAGTGACCAACATGTCTTTGCTGTTGGTTTTGTTCACTAGATTGTCTCTTCTAATCTGTGTCAGTGCTTCTCCAAAGAATACATAACTGATAGCATTTATAATAGTGGTCTTACCAGTACCATTTCGAGCACCTGCATCATCTCCACCTAAATCCATGTTCTCACCAATAACCAGCACTAGATTTTTGCCAGCAAA